TATGCGCCATATGCACCACCAAGTCCTCTAAGTCCCCAGTGTCCAATATTCCGCAATACTTTCTTATAATCTCCAGATCCTTTGTAGGCTCCGCCATGACCACGATTATTCCTACGCTTATAAGCAGATAATTCACGACGCAATGCTGCATTGCTCTTTCTCTTTGGCATTATAATTCTAAATGACCAAACAGATAATACTTATACATTTATATAAAAACGTGTATAAGTAGTCCATTAGGGTAATACTAAACGTATGCACGTTTTCCTAATGGACCTTCTCTGGGTTTGCAATAGATAAATGATTTATATTGTAAATGAGTTTATTAACAAAGCCTATAAATCCAAAGTCTCAATACTATAAGACTTATTCGGAGCACGTCTCTTCGCAGAATATACTTGTCTCCGAATAGGAGGATAACTAGGATTGTCTTCGACAAACTCAACAAGCTTACGCTTGCTTCTCCTTCTCGAAGGAACATAAAGTTTCTCCTTCGATTCGGACACCATCGATGAATCGTCTAAAGACTGAAGGATTCTTCGCCTTTGTGCTCTTAAGCTCCTTAACTTCATCTCCTGATCTGAAAGTACGGAATCGTCTCCGAATTCCCTCTGCTTTGCCATACGCTCTTCTCGTTTTTCCCAAAACGGCGTTGTCCAAACTGGTAAAGGAATTACCCCGTAATCCATCATGGCTTCTTCCAAGCTGATCGACGGGGCATGCTTCCCCCCGTCCCAGTACTCCAGAAACTGCCCGATCCTCTTCGACTGATCCACAGAATCGTAGTAGTTCTCTCTCTTCGCCTCTTCGTCCGAGATGAACCCTGGAATCCCTGTCGACTTCATCATCGCCAGGTACGCCGGAGAAAAATGAGCCCGCTGGTACTCTCCTCCAAGATGACGGTCGTCGCTGATTGCTTCTGCCATCTCCACATCTAAGTTTTCCAAACTTTCCAACGGCGGGCTTATATCCTCTGTTGCATCCGACATAACCACATCTTCCAGGTTTTGAAAACCATGAATCACTGGTATCGCTTCGCTCATCTGACGTGTCGGATTGATAAACGTCTTGCCCTTCCCATTCTTTTTCAAGATGGAAGATATCTTCTGCTCCACAGACTTCATCAGAATCGATGGCGCGACTTGCTTCTTTATGTTCACACATTTCTTCTTCATTCCTAGAATTTTCTCCCAAGCTTCCGTAGGATCGGTATCGTCTATCGGCTTCGACTTGTCCCCGACCAACTGCTTGTCTTTCCTGTTCCGAGAATAATTCGGACCTCTTTTTGATCTTGGAACTTGGCCTCTCATCTTCACCCATTCCTTCCCGCCGACCGTCATAGTCTTCCCCACTGCGACGTCCCAAGCTCTCCAATGATAAGTTGCTGAAGACCCGTTCGAGATTAGCCCGTACATCTTTATCATCTCTTCCACATGCTTCGCAGATAAGGCCTTCCGCGCGATCCCCAATCCAATGAGATAATCCAATGGTATCCGATTCACAACACAAAAGCACAGGGCCTTGAATCGATCTTGATAACCCCAGCGCTTCTTCACGAACAGCGTCCGTGCAACAGACACAGGCCATCGAGTCACAACTCCACATAAATCTTCCATCTCTTCCAGAAACCAACATTCCGTCTTCGTTGATGTCGCTACCATTGGTGTTTTTGTTATGATCCATTGAATAAGTATTATGAATAGATAAATGAATATCCTCAACTTATACACAAAACCACTTTCAAATTATACGCAAACGCTCTAATGATAAATTTAATCGCCGACGCAACACTCGGTACCTTTTTTGCAACATTCGGTACCTTTTTTGCAACATCGGAGAATTTATACGCTATAAATTCAGTTAAACAGCAACCGATAATCATATTCAAATGTCAACGAAGCGCTGGGTGTTCACACTAAACAACCCTCAACCCCAAGATGAGACCGACATCAAATCATCCATGGGTTTACACTTTGAATACCTCGTATACGGCAGAGAACGCGGAGATAGCGGTACTCCACATCTCCAGGGCGCGTGCGTATACAAGAACCGAGTTTCACTTCGAATCTGCAAGACAGTCATTCCAAGAGCCCACTGGGAGAAGGCTCGTTGTCACGACTTCAAGAAGGCAATCGACTACTGTAAAAAAGACGGCGATTGGTTCGAAGAAGGTGTCCCACCAACTCAGGGTAAAAGAAACGACCTCGAGGCCATAAAAGAAGAAATCACCCAAGGTACTTCTGAACTCGAAATCGCTAACACTTATTTCGGTAGATGGTGCATCTACCGAAGGTCATTTCAGTCCTTTCGATCTTTACTCATCAAACCCAGAAATTGGAAGCCATACGTTGAATGCTTGTGGGGAAATACTGGCTTGGGAAAGACCAGATTTGTTCATCACATGTATGGAACCGATAACATCTACACTTGGGTTGGAGGAACCTGGTTCGATGGATACATGGGACAACCGGTCGCTCTCTTCGATGATTACAGAGGAGAAATCGACATCTCTCTCTTCCTCAGAATCTTGGATCGCTACGCCCTACGGCTTCCAGTTAAAGGTGGATTCGTCGAATGGGCCCCCAGAAAGATATTCATCACCAGCAATGAACATCCTAACTTCTGGTATGAAGAACTCCACATCCGAACTTGGCAGGCATTGGAAAGACGCATTAAAATAACACATGTCGAACAAGACATCTTTATTGATTAAACATCTTTAAAATAATCCACCCGCGATATAATCTAGAGACAAATCTTGATCTACTCTAGATACCGTCACCTGGAACGTCCCGGGTTCCAGGTTTACGCTTCGGCCTAACTGAATGCTCCCAGTCACACTCGGATCATTAATCTGCACTACTGCATAAGCCAGAAAGTTCACTGCGTTACCATAATCTGCTTGTTGATAATAATTGATCAGCTCAGCTGAACCTTGAACATCAATCCCAACAGTGCCCTGCGCTTGATCGTTCAATGCACAATTGAACATTACCATGAACCTTCCGATTGTACCAATGGGAAAGGTAAGCAGTAATTTAGCTCTTCCACTAACAGGCAAAAAAATGCTAGGCGTCAGACCTAATCCGTTCTCAAAGTCCGAAGAAGGTAAAGTGATTGTGTTCTCCCCAGTAGTAAAATTCCCAACTGAGTATTGTATGCTTTCTCCCAGAGCTGCATACAATTTTGCACGAGATAATTTAATCGTGTAGCTAACCCATAGCTCCCCAATCAAACTTGATTGTTCCCCAGAACCACTGAAAGGAATGCCTTCTGTGGCAATTTGAAATTTCCCTAGATCTGTAAATATCAAATCTCTGTTCACGTCCGATGTCCTGACATACATCTGCGAAGTCGCCCTCTGCCTATTCGCACATTCCACCCCATGAACACATCCATGTGATGGCTTCACAGAGCACGCATAATCGTAATTTTCCATCTCCACCGAGTTAGAAAATGCCGATGACGCGGGATCATAATTCGTGCACATGATAACTTTTCCCAGAGTGTTCGATGATGAATTACCAAATTCACCCGAAGATGGCTTATATTGAAACATAAGCGCATCCAACTCATATAACTCAAAATTCTGAGCTATCTGACTTAACCATGGGAAAACATCACTCAATCCCGGATTCAGTGAAAAGCTACTCACTTCGAACTTGCTGGTCCCAGGACCATCTGCAACACTCGCTGTGACATTCCTTACAAACTCCGTTTTCGAAATGTAAATATCTCCAGTCAAATCATGCTGATTCACTGCGATATTCTGCTGGGAACTCATTTTACCACCGTCCACAATTTGGTTACTAGCGACATAATCACCAGAACCAAGAAACTTTGAAGCAGCAGCCCCACGCTTCCAACCAGCTTGAGCAGCTTTAAGGCTTCTTCCAGTGTATGCGCCATATGCACCACCAAGTCCTCTAAGTCCCCAGTGTCCAATAT